ACTAGGTATCTGACTGATATCAGCAAGGAATTTTTTACCCTTATCAGATGCAAGGTCCATTTCTAGCCTGTACATCATAATATTATAAAGATACTGGTATGGCTTCATTCTGTCTATCATAGAAATAGACTGAGCATTAAGATTATTGTATGCAACTCCTACGTATCCAAGTTTTGCACTGTAAAGATTGTCTATGTCTCTAAACTGATTAGGTTTAGGACGCATATTAACATATACATCGTCTCCTATTTTAGTTCCTTCCCATATTTCAGGTATCCATTCCCATCTAAGGTCTACATCTCCTGATTCAGGATTCATTTTGTAGCTTTCATCTACAACCATCTCTTCTTCCTGCATTGTTTCAGGATCTAAGAAGGTCAGAAAGCCTATTTTTCGCAAAGACTTCCATTCTGCGTGTACTACTCTTATGTAAGAATCTGAACCAGCTTGGCCATTAAAAGATGTAGCATCAAATCCTGGAGCACCAGAAAATACATCTCTATCATAGTCGTAACTAAACTCTGGAGATCCAAGGGGGTGAGATGTACCAGAAACAGTAGAATCTTCGTAGAGATTTGCAATTTGGTTCTCTGTCATATACTCTCCAAAAGTATCTATGACAGACCCAGGGGTCATTCTCATGATATATTTTGCCCATTGAGCATCTTGAATATTATCTATATCAGGATCTTTATCATATTCAAAATACAGTGGATTTATTACTCTAACAGTAGGTTCTCCATTTACAATACCTGTCCAGTATATTTCTTCACCTGCAATAAGAGCATGTTTCCATCCTTTATTGAATTTATCACGGAGTTTTTCCTTTTTCTTAAGATAGGCAAGTATCTGATTTGCCATTATCTCTATAGATCCTTGATAATTTCTTTGCATGTACTCCTCTATTTCTGGAGGAGTCATTTCCTGTTGGATCTGTTGGATCTGTTGCTGAGTTTGTTGAACAGCTTCTGGATCTTCAGCATCTCCAGGCATTCCATCAGGGGATATTCCCGCTTCTTGCATAGCTTTCTGAATACGAAGCTGTATCTGTTGCATAATATAGTTATCAAGAAGTTTTTTCTTCTCCCTTTCTTTTTCTGTGATAGCTTCTGGATTAGTTGCCACCACTTTGAAATTAAATGGTCTTTTTATCTCTTCACCAAAAAGAACTCGCAGTTTAGGAGAGATTATATCGTAATGCCTAAGCTCAGCAGGCATTTCTCCAATAGCATTATTACCATAGGGCTTACATACATACTCGAAATCTTTCTCATCAAGTACGCCATTGAATAGATTATAATTTACTGCTTTCTGTTCTGAGGAACTTCTCCCAGAGATCCCAAATTGGTTATCTCTGTCTATCTCATCAAGTACATCTTTACCCCATTGGTAGTTATTGGCCTTTTTCTTCGCTAAAGAGAGTTTTTGTTGAGGAAAAGTATAAGATGCCATATTAAAATATTTTCATGAACAACAAAAATAAATATAATAACTATCTTCTTTTAAACATATTACCCATATTATCCAATAAGTAAGAAATATTTGGGTTTACATATGGCTCTTTTCCTATTTCTTCTTCATAAGTTTCTTCAATTGAAAACATTAACTGCATAAAGGCCATTACCCTATCAAAGTTACCTCCTCTAAAGTATAATATAAGTTCTTCTATAAGTCCTGGACTAGGAATAAGATCCATGTTATAAACTTTACTTCCATCTTCTCTTGTACCTCGTTCAGTCCATAGCCATCTAAGAATAAATTTCTCTCCAGCATCTTTCATTCGCTCGTTCATATGACATCCTTTGATCCTGGACACTGTAGAGTTTTCTATTACCTTTGAGATGACATTATCAGGTTGGTTTGCAAGCAGATGCATTTTACCCCTCCGTTTAAAGTACGAAAGCACTTCACCCCTGTCATTCTCGAACATGATTTCTGCTCCTCCAAAGTATTCTGAAAGTAATTCAAGATTTCTATTGTAGATTTCAATATTATCTGGTCTTCCAACATATTCTGCAACAATCTCATCGTAGCCATATTCAAATTTTTGCAAAGATTTATATACGTAGGCAGCATTAAGTGATTTACTACCTGATTTATCAAAAGCCACAGGATCAAGCCCTATTTTATATAGACCATAAGGTATATTCTCTGGAGGATGTTGATAAACCACGACACATCCTTCTTGAGGATCTGTAGATTTATGCGGGTAACTTATTATTGGAAATAGTTTATGATTCAGATCTGGTCTAAATCGTATTTGCCCTTCCTCTTCGTATAGATCTCCAGCAGTTCCTAGTTTTTTATATCTATCGTCAGATTTGAGTTTAGCTAATACGTTATACAGCTCAATAGCAGGGAATACAGATCCTTCATTACGTAAAAACGCTTCTTTTGGAGTATGAGGGTGCTGGGTAACCATCATATTATACGCTTTTGGGTCTGCTTTCTTCTTTTGCTCTCTTTCCAGATCTATATCATTGATAGCTTCTTCTCTCAACGCATTACCCGCATTATCCACAAAAGGCTCCCGATACCAGGCATCATCTACCACCCCGCTTCTCCGATAGCATTCTCATCATATATATTCTCATAACTTCTTAATCCATAAGCACTTGGGTTATAAAACATAGCCTCAAAGTCAGCATTTGTTCCATTTTTACTGTTACCACCAGTACCATATAGAATAGGAATACCGATCATAATGTTACCATCCTTGAAAAGAGGATAAGAACGTTGATAAGCCTGCATAAGACCAGGCCAATCCCCCGCTTCTTCAAAAAGCATCCTTTCTGCAGTACGACCTACAGATTTCTGTGGACTGTCTTTGAAACTAAGAGCCAGTATCTCAGATCTGTATCCCTTTTGAATAGAAATACCAGATATAGGATCTTTTTCTACATATCCAGATTTTATCGCATCCTGTCTATCATGTAAAAACCCTTTGGAAAAATCTGTATGCTCATTTATGAAATTGATCATATTCTTGGCCATTTCCATAGTGTTGGCCCAGAATGTCTTTTCATAAGCAGCAAGAATAGATATTGAAAATGGAAACCAATTGAATTTGTAGACCATACCAAAGGCATTCTTGTAAGACCATCCTTTACGTCTGGCTTTTACTACTATCATACCCTGGCCATTCTTTTCTGCTTGTTCAAGCTCATGGTACCAATAGTAGTCCATGTCAAGGAATTTAGGAAAGGTATCTATCTTTCTACTACGTCCATTCTCTTCTACCGTAGCTAAGATCCTTCCGTAGTTCAGATATGCATAGTGTTCCCCAGTTATTCTTACTCCCCCTACAGTATAACCATTTCTACATCTACGTTCTTCTTCATCCCAAAACTCCATATATTCAGAAGTACCTTCTGGAGCAAAAGTGTAACATTTATGTTTAAGAAAATGTCTTGAAGCTTCACTGAACTGCTCAGTAGTAATAAATTTCAGATATTCCTGACCTGTGTGTCTTACGGGATTTTCTTTTTCAGGTTCTATCTCACTCCAAGGCAGAGCTGTTACTATATTCCCCATTCTATTTTTTTATAAATATCTTGAAGTTTATCGTTTTTGCCTAATTTCTTTAAAGCATCTTTAACCTTCAACATATCTCCGCATTTTTCATAATCTTGAATATTCTCTTGTTCAAAATATGATATTACAGTATCTATGGACATCTGTTCATCAAATCCAGAAGGTAACCATAACTCACTGCCACTATCTATAAGCTCTTCATACGTTAATTCACCTACAATAAGTAAGTAAGCATTCGTCATAGCCTCATGCAACAGCTCGTTATCATTATTTTCCTTGGCCACGATATTTTTTCTGGTAAAGTTTAGATTGTTTAGAAGTAGAGCTTTTGGTTTTTGCATGCACTCCTTTTCTACGTACTTTAAACTTTGGCTTATTCTGAGAATATGTAGTAGCTTTTTTCACTAGGCAATATTTTTATATTCGATTGTAACGTTTTCTCCTGATTCTATGGCTTTTGCAATTTTAGGATATATGAACTTATAGGCTTCGGTAGAAGATCCTATAAAGCCATCTTTTGTTTTAAGATTACTACTTTGTGTGTTACCCACAAGTAAGCACCCCGCAGTATCCTCATCAGTATTTCCAATATGAATGAGAATATATTCAAACCCAGGAACATTGATGACATGAAGCATG